AGAAAACAACTATTATTTTAATTCGAAATTGCAATTACTGTCAGTAAGCAGGAAAATTGCGAAAAACCTGGTAGCCCCTAAGGACTCTGACTAAAAATTAGTAAAAATTTTGAAAATACAAAATAAAAGAGTCCAGAAGGGACAAGAATTAAAAATAATACCCGTGTAAGCAGGGCAGATAGTTACTGAATAAAACCCAAAACCAAAAAGAAACTTAATCTAATACTATCTAATATAGAGTTAATTTTTGTCTATCCTAATAAATTTTAAAGGATCCAGAATAGTAAGGGAGTTAGGGACGAGCGACGTTGGTAAGTGGTGGAACACCAACGAGATACATAAATGAAAAGTCGTCAGAAGGAGCACGAGCAAATTGAGCGTTCACTACATCTGTAGTGGCAATAGTGCCCTGTGGTGCAACAGCCACAATTTGTGGTGGCAAATGTCCACGCAAGACACTATTAATTGTAATAGGAGATTCAGTACCACGAACATAGGTTGTAGCTGGAGAAATATGGGAGATATTATAATATGGAATCTCAAATTCCATAAAACCTTCAACCTCAGGATCTATATACGTCATCGAATTGCCAAAACCGCTTGTTCCGGCTGGAAGTGCTCCTGTGGATTTTATAGGGTAATCAGTAGTACTAAATACATTAATTAGAGAATTAAAAGAATCTTGTACAGAATTCCACAAATTTACAGTCCAAGTTGTGTCGGTTTTAACTGATGTTTCTGCTGAGTTTGTACGTACTGCCTGAAGTTTAAATCTCATGCCACCTCTCCAAAATCCATAAATGAAATAATAATATTCAAAAAGGGACATGGGTTCAGCAGGGGCAACAACAGGAGTTGGGTGCTGAACTGAAAATGGTGCTATCAAGGTGTTTGGTGCATCACTTATCAAATTCAAGGAGTTCAAAGCCATGCCAAAACGCTTAATCAATTGGCGAATAGACATAATCTTTTCACCAATACAATGCGCTTCCGGAGACCAATTTGAGTCGATCTTATGAGTGTCTATAGTCATTGGATGAACACCATGTTGAGCATCGTTTCTTTGAATAGCTAAATCTTCACCCATTACTTGCGCAACAATACGAGCATCTTCAACCTCACGTTTTCCACGATTAGAAATAGTTTGAGGTATGTTGTTGTCATACTCCTCCTCACGCTGTTTCTTTGCTGCCGCATCATCTGCTAAAGTAAAACCTCCAGAATAAGGAACATAAGAGGGAGCCATTGGTGCTGCAAAAGTTAAATCAGGACCACCACTAACTTCAACAATAGTGTCTATAGATTGAAACACGTTGTTAGCGGCAACCAACTGGTTAAGAACCTCAACTCTCACTATACCCGTAACGGCGTTGTACATCAAAGCATTATCGGTTCCAAGCCACGAAGCTTCAGGACGAATACAGTACATCCAAGGTCGTGAAGACACATACGGAATAGTGAAAGAGACTTCTGTAGAGGTGCGCAGATCAACGATTACTTTTTGGGTACGAGAAACATCGGGAACTCCTGCAGATATAGTCGTATTATAATAAAATGGAATAAAACTAATGCGTAAACGTCCAGAATGAAATTGAGTCTTAACAAATTTAAAAGTATAAACTATTGATCCACACCAATAACCGTGTGTGTTGGCTACAAAACCCATATGAGTGCATCTAAATCTATCTAATATTGTAGAGGAATATGGTTTAATTTTCATTGGTGTAACATAATTATCCCATAAAATAGAACTAGTGGCATCGGTTGTGTTCCAAGTAAAACGATCCCAAAAATTTGGTATGGAAAGGACGTGTGATAAATCCATTTCATCAGGAGAAGTTCCAGAAAGTCCAGATTTTGTTTCAATTTCGTTTTGGGCAGACAAAGCCAATTTATGTGATGTATCAGCGCCATCAAAATTCGCCATTCGAACTTGACCACGCAGTTTCGATTCACAAGGAAGACCTTGAACAGTGGGTTTTGAAAAACCAAGCATCTTGAAGATATTAGATACTTGAGCTGAAATCCAGGCGGGTTTTGTAAACATATTTCCGAGTATAGGGATTTTAGACATGGTAGAAAGACCTTCAGAAACTTGTCCAATTCCAGAACTAATTGTTCCTGATTCTTTGAGTTGTGTTATTTCAGAAGCCACTTGTGCGAAAATTTTGTCTGGTTGTTTATTGTACGCTTTTGAAGTCCAAATATCTCTCAAGTCTTTTTCAGTGAATTTTCCATCACTCATTTTCTGACCCAAAGAGGCAAAATTTGGAGAGCTACCCGTGAAAATGTTTGCACCGGTCGGGTATTGCACATCTACATCTTCCAAATGAGCCCAAACAGTATATTCAACAGAACCTGTTCCTGTAACTTGATCTCTTAGTTGGCTATATACAACCAAATATATAGCGCCAAATGATCCTTGTCCAGTAATAAGATTGTAATATACATGAGGGGACACATAAGGAATTCGCATTTCAACTTCCGTACCAACGCTCAAATCCAAATCTGTTCGAGGACAACCAGAGCGTCCTTGGAGAGTGGAATTCACCAAAGAAACACGGTTAGGCATATACTGTGCATACGGATAATACTGTAGCATCAATCGTCCTTGCTGGAAAGGTTGGGAATTCACTTGCACTTTAATGACTAAAGTTGCTCGCAAACCCACGAACCCACGCAACTTTTCTTGATACATAGTATTAGAAATGAACACTTCAGGGAAATTAGCAGTATACAATTGAGTTTCGGCAGTTGTAGCGGAAGACCAAAGACCAGTTTGAATTATAATTGGACGAGAAAGAAAATCTTTAATCGTGTGGATACGATCTTCACGAGTAGTCATAGACAAATAATCTGTTGAAAGACTAACGATATCAGGCACCGCAGTGGTACTAGGGGTAACTCCTTCACTAGAAAAGTGTACAATCTCTTTTTGCTCGGAAGTAATTTTCCGATCTTCATTTTCAATGTTATTATTATTTGTTTGAAAGTTAGCAGGTTATTTTCTTATTCTAAATGACAACCTAATCATATAAGAAGCAGAGAGGGTGTCCTGGATATTATGGGGCTGCCAATAGGCATCCTGAACAGTAAAACTAAATAGTTAACCTAATTATTAAGATAGCACTACTTCCTTCTTATTAACCTCTCAAAATTGTATAAGGAAGCAAGATCACATCTTAACTAAAAGTCGTACAAAGGGTCCGCAAGATATTCAATATCGTGCAAATATTGGTTGTACGTCAAAATCTGAGGGTTTTCAGGAAGTTCCTGGGGTACCTTCAACGCCAATACCGCTGACCTTAGTTTATCGTATTCTTCTTTTCCGTGGTAAACTACTTCACGAAAAGCCGTTTCAATGTTCGACATCAAGATTTCATCTGGATCTATAGAGCGGCGAGACCAATTCAACATTTCATAAATAACTTCGATCTTCAATGGAGCAACATGGCGTTGTAATTCTGGGCTAAAACGAAATTTTCTCTTCAAAAAGAAAATATCTTCTAATTTACGAGATTTAACAATATCACCAGTTTTAGCTTCGTCCGTATATTCATGTCGCATTTCAGTCATAACCTCACTAATGTTAATCTGATTAAACCATTCCACAACCTTTGCATCAATGTTTAAAACATTGTCGTCACCATATGTTATCAAGGCGACATATTCGTTGAACCACTTCATGGACTTAAGTCTAGGTTGAAATTTCTCCATCACACGAATCCATGACAGTCGCATAATAATCGAATTATACAAGCAATTAATAATAACAGTGAAAGGATTGCCAGAAGGTTGAGAATGAGTCCACATATATACATTATCTTCATAAATATGAACAGAGTGAACTAAATGTGACCACAAACCAAGACAGATACATAAAATACGTTTTCCTTCTGAATTCTCTATATCAATAAATTGCTTAAGCCATACAACAAAAATTTCCCAAAATATGGCCCACAAAATTTGTGCTACTAAAGATCCATCGAAATTTCCAAAGTCCCCCGCAATGACGTGACTACCTTTTGTTTTAAGACGTTTTGCAATACGTTCCCAATCAGATGAATAAACATTAGTGCCAACTGCTACTTCGTTCGAAATGCGATTATGCATCAACCAAGCAGCAAAAGGTAGGAAATATTGGCGAAATGCAACTACAAAATGTTGAGGACCTGCAGAAAATACACGCGTTTTACCTACATTTACTTTAGCTATATCGCGTCGCTCATCTTTCAATGTATCTACAAAAATGACATTAGATATTTTTCCGCTAGCACAATCTTCAATGAGTTGTTCAACATCTTTCCGCAAAGCTAGTGCATAATTACTTGTAAAATCAAATTCTTCACCAAAACCCATCCATTGCTGTTTACCTGGAGCATTTCTTTTCATTTGTGCATAAGGAAATCCTGGTGACGTTGTACGATTAATAGCACACATAAATTCATCATCTTGGGTTCCACGAATAGCTTCCTCATATGTTAAAATGCGTTGATACTTTGTTTTATTCAAATTTTTATTATATTGGTTCAACATAACACGACAAACATCTTGTGAAGCACTCAAAACTTCATCATCACTCAAGACCGCAGTGTCTACACCACATTTCTTAAGTCCCGACAATAAAGGATTATGTACTTTGTTATTCAGAATCGTTGGCTTGAGTAGTGCTGGTTTCATTGTAGGAACAGACAACTTCCCATAAATTCGAGAAGGAATTATGGACGAATTAACTGCCTGTCCCACACGAATAGATGACTTTCCTAAAGCGTAAAACTTACCTTCAGGAACACTACTATCACCGAGTGGATCAACCATATTGGGTATTTCATAATAAAATTGTGAGGAAATATTCTTCTTATTTTTATTTACTAAAGCAGAAAAAGCAGTCTCAAGACACTCTTGTGTCAAAGGGCACGCATAACCATGCTCTTCTGCATCATTTCCAGCAATGTGCATACCGATGATTTTCCTTTCTAAATATTTATTATACAATCCAATAATAGATCCACAATCCCCAGTACGAGTCGGTGCATTATATTCATAACAGTCACGTTGAATATATGATTCTTCGGGATACTCAAAACCATCTTCAGGGTGGAAAATTTCTATCTTTTTATCGCAAGGACGAACTGCATTTAGCCAATTATAAACACGATATAAACCCATATTGTTAACATGGAAAGTTGCCATTGCACCACTAAAAGATCCCTTCAATTTACCTTGATCAGAAGTTAAAATAAAATGCCGAACCAAATCACGATGTGGCGTGCACATTCGTGAATGTAAATTAACCATAACACAATCGCGAAAATCTCCATTTTTAAATGGCAAGCGCACACAATTATCTGTTAAATAAAAATTGTCAACACCAGCAGAAAAGAAGTGTGATAATGGAATTTGCATTAAATCTTCAGACATCTGTTGGGACAAAGAAATAATCGTGTTAGGTGGCAATCTTCGCGCAAACACAGCCTGTACAAAATGATATGGCATAATAAAAGACCAACCACGAACAAATGTACAATTTCCAAGTTGATAACGCTTGTCTCCACGGAAGTATGACATTCTATATGTATTTTTTTGGAAAACGTCAATCATCAAATTGTGTGCAGCATCATCAGAACAACCTTGAGTTAAAGCAACAGTAACTAATTCTTCGGCTCCAGCTTCAACACGTTTAATCTGAGCTTTATTTGTTTTAACATCACCTGATTGTCCCACTTCGGCCCAAATTCCAACCTTATTCTTGCGATCTCGACTCAAAAAGAATCGACCTAACCAAGAATCTTTAGTAGACCACTGGGCAAGTTCACGTTTCTGGTCCTTATTCAAATCTTCATATGTACAGTTATCAAATTCTTCATCTGTCATATTGTTAAATGCAGACATCCTATGCATACCACATTCATCACAAGAAATTTCAATCTCTCCTTTATTGTTACGATGCCATTCGGTCTCTACAACGGGTTTCACAATCTTCTGTGTTTTAACATCTCCAGAAGCACCAATCTCAACGAGTTTCCTTGGTAAGCGCACTGTTTTAGCGTCACCAGAAGGAGCAACCTCGGCTTCTACAGGATCCAACGATTTAGAAAACCAATAGTACATTGCCAGAGCAGATAAGGCAACCCCTATCATTCCTAAAATCGTCAAGATAGGATGTTCGGCAAGAATTTTCTTAATTTCTTCGTATTTCTTTGCTAAATAAGTCTTACAGTCGCTCAAACAAATGTCCATCCGATCCTTATACTTCTGCCAACGCGATGCCGGTTTAATTGTAGATTTAAAATGATAGTATTGAGTAAACATCTCTGGATCTGAGGCATAATCAAACTCTATTTCTTCAAGAGTTTCACCTTTTTGTAAGCGTTTGGCAATATCATCGACAAAATCTATACAATCACCATATTCAGAATTTTCTTCTGATCCAACCTGAGCACGAATAGCATATTCTTCCAAAAATTTCAATTTATTCATTGAAGATTGTTTCGCTTCTTTCCATTTTGAACACACTAATTTAGCAAAATCTTCATAGTCCAAGGGTGATCCAGAATCAATCCAACCTGCATCACTTTTCTCGTCACGTACAATTTTTTGGAATTCATACACTGAAAGGTCAATAGCTTTTGTTTTGTCCAATTTACTCTTATCCAATTTTAAATAAGTTTTACCTGAATTCCCTTTCTCGGTTTCAATACCATACTCTTTCTTAGGACTAACTTTATAAGCCATATCGCCCATACGATTAAAGAAAGCATCGGGAAAAGTAATAGATTCCAGCTTAACATTATAATCATTAGTGGTATATAAGAGTAATTCAGCAGCAGAAAAAGTATTTTTATCATGAAGAGCTGCCATATGTAAATGCTGAGGAAAAGTGTTGCAAGAGCGAATAACCTCAAAAATTTCTGGGTTAGCTGCTGTTTTGTCATCTTTCTTCTGAAATGCATCATCATAAATGACAATTTTCTGTCCTTTATAACCATCCCAGAATTCAGTTTCAACTTGACGACCATAAACTTGATGATGAAAATCATCTTTCTTAATCATCCCCATTTCCCGAAGAACATCAATGCACAATGGATATACCATTTCAGTCTTACCAACTCCTGATTCACCTACCAACCATAAACAAATTGGACGCATACGTGGTCCTCCCCCTTTAACAGGAGAACACGATACATACTCGTACAATTGCTTAGCTGGTAAAAGAGTTGTATGAACTAAAGCTGACATTTCCTTACTCAAAAGGGGTTCACTCTTGAATTTCAAGCCCTTTATCCAAAGTTGTTCAACACGATTTGCGGTTTCAGTATCTAGATCAATTTTATTCCGTTGATCCAATTCCAAATACTGGCGAACCTCTTGAGCCCAAGCTTGAATTTCTCCATATAGTCCATTAGCACGTTGCAATTCTTCTTTAGTCTTTCCAAGAACCATCATCTTGATCTGATCATTAGCAATATTAAAATATTCTGAACAGTAATCAGTGATCTTTTTAGCTCCCTCAATAGATTTTGGGATACGATCTAAACGTGTTATGTAACTATCCCAATCCTGTTTACCAGGAATTTTCTTAATTGTTAAGAAAGCCATAACCGCAAAGATGATTTTTCCACACGTATGGAACCAAGGATGATATACAACCTCCTCAACTGTATCTTCCAATGCACCCTGTGAAAATATTTTATTCTTCAAATCCATAATTAAATCAATCAACTTTTGATCGAATCCATAAAATTTAAAAATAAAGATTAAAATAACACACAGAGAAGCACGATACTTCTTCCAAACCATTAAAAGACGAACAAGCAATATCACTAAAACAATCTTCATAATATCCTCTTTTAAAGAAACATATTTGTCTGTTGTATCAATCACAGTGGCTTGAATATTTGCTTGTAACCCAGGAAGAGTGTTCTCTAGGAAATCACAAATACGAGTCAAATTTCCATTCATCTGTTCAGAGCCAACACCATCTTTTATCCCATCAGAAATTTGTTTAGTTAATTTATCAAACATTCCTTGGGAATAAATTTTCCTATTTTTGATTTGTCGACGCAACTCTTTAATTAATGTTTTAATTTTATCGTCTCGACGTTCAATAGCTTTTTCCAACCGTGTATATCTAGGGTCGTTGTAACGATAATACACGGGGCGCGATTGAACGGGTCCAGGGTTAGTCTCAACATCTCCTGATAACAAGAGCAACATCTGACGTGCAGCTTCCTGTTTCGGATTCTTCTTACCGATGCCTTGAGTCATAATGGTATAACCAAGGAATCGACAAGTACATCTAAATACAGGTGCCTCACGGGGAGATTCAACTGCATCAAAATCATACTTTACTTCTTTTTGATAATAATCAGCAACCATCTTAAGGGTAGAGATCTTATCTTCCACAAACATCATCTTATTCATCAAAATTCTATTTAAACAGGCCATACTTTTATCAGATTCCATTTTTATCGTTAAGCGCAAGATCATGTGCCACGTGTTTCTCCCTTGCTTAGGGGGAGACGACAACGCCCTCTGGGAACTAAATGTGCGTATAGATCATACACAACCGCTTCCACATATCCTGAAAATAGTAAACAACACGCTCGTATAAACATCTTAATATGTTTCAAAATCATTCACACATCCTAATCAAAGGCAGTGTCAAAATCCACATACTAAAAATCATATACTAACCCTTTGCATTATGCAAACTAGTAAGTTCTTATGTCAGGCTTAACATAAGCACATACATTGAAAGTCATCATCAAAACATCATCATCAACCAAAGTAATGTGTTCCTCCATGTAATAACACCTATGAACTTAAGGCCCAGTCATTACAAATCCAAAAGACGCATCTTTCTTCGAAGTCAATTACCAGATATCAAAATCAGTAAAGAGAGAGGACTAACTCAGTATACCCTACTTAAAAATATTAATCTAAGTTTGAGATGTAATCTTTGATTACCGTCATTAACAAAGAGTATTTAAACGAAGGCCATCAACATTGAAAACAATAAGGCATAATTCATATTTAGAGTTATCTTCTGAAAAACCACTTCAAAATAAGAATCCTTACCATCAACAATGAAAACAACGTATCAGAATAAATAATTCAACAATTAGGGACCGCAGGCCACAAATACCATCAACAATGAAAACCGTAAAGCATAATAACCAAAGTTACCTTTAAAATCAACATTGAAAACAATATTCTACCTAAAAGCCGTGTGTACATATTTATATGTACACACGATATAAA